CTCCTTCAAATACACATATAAAATACAACGGTTCGTCTGTGGAGTTAGTTACTCTATGAAACACACCATCGCCAATTGCAATCACATCACCTGCTTTCACAGGAAACTGATGCTCATCTAAGTACATAAAACCACTGCCTTGGATGAAGATGTATACCTCTTCTTGCCCCTCATGCTCATGCCCACGAGTTGTTTGTTTTGGATGAAGCAACGTGCTAGATACAACGCTTCTTTTCAAGTGTGAATTATCAGTTAGAATATAAGTATCGTTATCCTTAATTGTTTTTCCATTCAAAATAAAATCAGTAGCAATCTTCATATTAAACTCCATTTAGTTCAGTAAGTATTATATATCAAACAGTCTTGATTGTAAACCTTTTATATCTGAAATTTGCAGTGGCTTCAGAATAATTAATGTCTGATGCTCTTACGTCTAACTGAATATCAGAGATTGATGTTGGCATTAGGTCTTCAAACGTTACTTCTACATTGACATTCTTTGTAGAGTTCAGAACTGTGAGCGTGGCGTCTGAGAAGATACCAGAGTTATCACCTAAATTTCTAGTAACAAGATTTTTATGCTCATCAAAGTTATCGGGGAATGTGATTCCGATTAACCAGTTGTGTATTTCAAGATAGTTCTTCATATCTTCATCTACACGAAACGTCAATGCAAAATCCCCATACTCTATCTTATCTGCACTGAAGGAGAGATTAGAGAATGGCGTGCCTACAGTGACGAACCCAGCAGTGAGCGAAGGTATTGTAGCTGCTTGCACATAGTATTCGATGTTAGGCGCTCTCTGTAGAGCGAACCTAAACCCTATAGGGGAGAGAAAGTTTTGAGCCATATTTATTCCATATTTTTTTAAAAAAATTAAAAAAAGTGCTTGACATTTGGTGAGAAAGTGCTTATATTATATTTATACGATAGAGAAAGAGAGAGACATGAAAACCGCTGTTAAAATCATCGTTACGAAGAAAACACTCTTTGCGCTGCCTAACATGCTCATTGCTGCTATGGTTCTTGTTATGATGTTTTTAGGAGGAATATGTAATGGGATACAAGTTGAAACTCACTCGTGACACAGACTTGTATGTGCTGACCATTGTTGATAGCAAGTCTGGCTATCGTACAGAAGTTCGTGGCAAAAGCAACTACGAGACTGACGGTTACGATAGCGACGATGCCCTACACAAACTACTAGATGTGATTGGTAAGAGCGCAAACATTAGTGAGTTGATGAACAGCGTCTGCGTATCAATCAATAATCAAAACTCACTGGCTGCTGTTGCAAACAAAGCACTCAACAAAGCGTTTAAACAATAAAAAAGGGAGAGCCGAAGCTCTCCCTTTTCGTCGTTTGGTAGGTTAACCCTACTCTTATCTTACATGATGTTAGAAACAGCCACTCTGCGATAGTAGATGTTCTGGTTAGCAGAAGAAGGACTCGTGTTGTCAATAACACCGTCACCAGCCGAAGTAGCGAACGGATTTGCGACCATGCCGTAGCGAGTCTTAAAGCCGATCTTAGGCTGGAAGCTATTTTCGCCAACCGCACGAACCATCTGCAATGGAACGTATGGGCAGTAGAAGATACCAGCATCGAATGCGCTAGAACCCTTATAGCCAACGATCATGTAGTTAGCGCCTGCATATGGGTCGATATAGACCTTCATGCGACCGTTTAGAACACCAGCAAATGTGTTGCCTGTGTCATCAACGTTTAGCTTGTTAGCAAGAGCAGGAGCGTAATCTAGAACACCTGCCATCTGAAGAGCAGAAGCAACATCAGAAGAGCAAATTAGAACATTGCCCTTACCACGACGGGTCTGCTTGGCAATCTCATTGGCTTCACGCTCAATCTGGAACATGAGACCTTTGAACTTCTCGACGCTCCAACGACCATTAGAGTCAACGTCTAGGTCGAAAGTACCAGCGGATGCTGTGTCGCTCTGTGCGCCAGCTTTAGCTGTGTGATAGATTGTACGAATAACTTCACGATTGATTTCTGCAAGAATTTCGGCAGAAAGAATGTTAGCAAGCTCTGTCTCAGCGTCAAGACCGTGGATAGCCTTTAGGTCTTGTGCTAGTTCAGTTGTGTACTCTGCTTTGAGCGCACGAGACTTGGCTGTAACAGTAACCTTGTCGATTGTGAAACCCATTTCTTCGTAAGCAGTATTGGCTTCCATATTAGCTGTAGTTACGCCAGTACCCGTTGTTTCGGAACCAGCACCGAGAGCATTAGCGTGTGTGCCTGTACCAGAGAAGTCGGTATCAGCTTCGTTGAACAGCGCTTCTTGCGTTGTGTCAAGAAGGTTAGCTGTGTTAGCGAAGCGAGACTTCATAGCGAAGATGAGACCAGAAGGACCAGTCATTGGCTGAACGCCGCAGATATCATAAGCCATCAGGTTTGGCATAGAGCGCCGAACGAGAGAGATAAGAACGGGATCATAAGTGTCAACGTTAGTTGCGCCGTCACCAATGTTGTTCGCTAGTGTTTCGTTAAGTAGTGTGTTGGTTGACCAAGCACTACCTTCTCTCAAAGCCACTTGTGTGTTTTCTAGAATAATAGCAGTTACTGCTCTCTTATGTGGATCGCTAATCCCTTCGAGGTCTGGATGCTCCAGAATAGGCTGCCACTTGGTGTTTAGTTCTTCGTTTAACATTTGGAAGATTCTCCTTAACTAAGAATATTTGATGTAATTATTTATATTATTTGATATTTCTAAAAGTCTTGCTGATAGATTTAGCGTATAGCGCCATCTGAGGATCAACATACTTTGTATCTGATTCCTCATTTACTGGGTCTAATTCGTCTGTCTCTTCAACAATTGCTGATTTGCCGAAATAGTTTTCTTTGATGATTTCGACCTTACGGCTGTAATCATCAAGGTCTACATATTCTAGACCTTCCGTAAGTGAACGCAGCTTTTCAGCCTGTGTGTATGCGAGGCCTTCGGAAAGGGTATCAAATACATCGGACTTCTTAGCTTCATCAAGCTCTTTGGAAACCTCGATATTAGTATCGATTTGTTCGTTGAGGCTCTTTTCAAGCTCTTCGATCTTCTCTGCCATTTCAGCGACCAGATCGACTTCTTCTTCAGGTACATCAATACGATGCTCTGAGAAAAGTTCTTTGAGACCAGCGATGAAGGACTCTGCAATATCGGAACGAATGCCGCTTTCAACTGCAAGCGTATTTTCTTCCATCCACTGTTCTGCAACATAATCTAGATATGCGTCAACCTTCTTAGTGAGGTCTTCTGTTGCTAATTCTGCCTGTTCGTCTAGCTTAGAAGAAAATTCTTCTTCTAGGCGTTCGACTTCGACATTAACTTTCTCTAGAACAACTGTCTCAAAGAGAACAGCAGCTCTTTCTTTAAAATCTTCGGATAGGTCTTCACCACTAAAGATTTCGTTTACTGCTTCGTCCATAGATTTACCAGCCTTTTTCTTTGCAGATGCTTTAATGACCTTTGCTTCGTCATCTTCTTCATCTTCGTCATCTTCGTCATCTTCGTCATTATCTTCCGCATCAGCGGCTTCTTTAGCGGTTGCTTTGTCAGCTTTACGCTTCTTAGCATTAACTGGGGTTGGGTCCATTACTTCGGACTCATCCCCAGCAGATGCTTTCAATTCGTCTAACTGATCAAGTTCTTGATCTGACATGTGTTGTCTCCTTAGAGTTTATTAGTTATTTTCTTTATTTATAAAAATTTTTATTTTGAAATATTATTTAAGAATTTTGCGAATAGTTTGAACTTTTGTTCCTCAAGTTTGCGAGGTGAAAGTTTCTTGGTCTCTGCAACCATCTGTTCGACCACTTGTTCCCGCATCCAGCTACCAGAAGCGATATCATAAATCCATTCTGACCCCTCCATAATACCTTTTACAAAAGCGTCTGGAGCAGATGGATCAGCAACAATATCACCGGCAGTAGCAAGCATGAAATCACCTTGCACTTCCATAATACCTTGTTTGGTTGGCTTAATTGATCCCATACCACGAGACGATACTCCAAGTGTAGCACCTTCATCCATAAGATTTTTTACTACCTTACCCATTGGAGTGTCCATAATCTTTGCTTTACCAACAAAGTTCGAACCCTCTTGATGCAAGTCAGTAATCATATGTGATACTCGTTCAAGGTTGATGGTTGGTCCATCAGGATGTCCGAGTTCACCAAAAGCTCTATTCTTCTCTACGAATTCTTTATTATATCTCTTCACTTCTTTCGCAATAACTTCAGAAGGATAGACACGCCCATTGCGATTCTTGAGGTCGCCTTGCATAAAGACGCCTTCAATGAAGTAGTTTTTAGGCTTACCATCTTCAGCAGCTTCTGTGATGTATTTAACATCATCGTTTACTTCGCAGATTAATTTCATTGCCTTGTCCTAACCGTTTGAAACTGGTGTTCTGTAAACATGGTTACATGCTGCGTTTAGACTAATATGTATTTCTTGATCACCAGCATCACCATCTCTGAGTGATCCAACATCTACCATGACAGTAGCACCGGGACCAACAGTAATCATCTTAGTGACCGCAGTGCTGTTTGCACCAAACTCTACATTCGCAACAACGGTTGTGTTACTATTGTAAATTCTTTGAATTCTACTATCAGTAATTTCAGCATGAGTCGTTGTTACTGCTACTGTGTTTGCTACAATTTTGATTGCTGCCATTGCTCTCTCCCTTACATTGCTTGGTTGGCGAATGCAAGGATTTCACCATATGTTTTTTTATCTTGCATCATTTTTTTAATCATCGTCTTTGCATTTGCTGGGTTCAGCGAATTGTATAGACCATTCAGAGCAGAAGCATCATCCTTTGAGATTTTTACCATGCTGCCATCATCAAGTTTAACGTTGACAGGGTTAATCTTGAACGCTTCATCAAGGTCAACTTCTTCCATAACCTTTACTGTAGCTTTAGGAAGAGGTTTAATGCTCTTGTTGATTTTCATCTGAGTCATAGCTTTTTGAATTGCCATTTTTTCACTAGCAGCGGTTACTGTTGCTCTACCACCATCAATATCGACTTGATAAGTTTTTGGCTTCTCTTTTCTATTCATAATATCATCAAATTTTATTTTAGGGGCTTTTTCATCAATATCAGCTTTCTGATAGCCCAACTTCAACAATTTTTCTCTAAATGTTTTATAACGAGCATCAGTTGTTAAGGCCCTTTCTTCCTTCATCATCTTATTAATCTCAGCACCCTTCATATTGTGCTTCGTAATAAGTTTTGTAACTGCGCTTTGAGTCACAAAAGGAATGTCTGCTTTGACTAACTTCATAAGCATTGCTTTATCGTCAGCAAACTTATCCATAATAGCAGATAGCTTCTTAGCGTTATCTAAACTAATTTTCTTATCACGCAGTGGCTCATATGCTTTTTTGAGTTGAGCAATACCCGCTGCGCTTTCATCCAGTTCTTCATCTGGACCATAGCCCTTTGGTGTAACATCTTTAACGTTAGATTTCTTTTTAGAAGGAACTTGCATTCTCTTCATAGAATCTTTTCCTAACCGCTTCTTCACTTCTGGTGTGAAATCTCCATCTTTTCCAATATACTTGGCAAGATGTGGAGGTAGGGCTTCATCAAGTTCGACTTCTTCAATTACATTTTTGGGAAATGATTTTTCAATATACTTTACTACATCTTGAGTAGACTTACTATCCATTTTTGCAACAATCTTGAACTTATTGCCAGATTTAGATGCAATTGTTTGACCACCCATTCCAGTTTTCTCTAACTTCTTTCCATCAGTTGATAACATTTTACCATCCATAGACTTACCATCATAGAACGCATCTACAACCTTTTTATCTTTTGGATTTAATGCTTCGTCAAGTTCAAAAGATTCACTCATCGCTTGCTTTGTAGCAGTAGCATACATTACAGCCTTCCAGCTTTCGCCATAGCGAGACTGTAGCTTCTCTTTATCCTTCTTCATAGCCATAACGATTTCTTCCCGCTTCTTCTCTTGATCGGGAGTCATCTCTTCGTTTCGCCTAGCCTGCGCCTTCTGAAGGCGCTTTCTCGCCATTTCTCTATTATCTGTCCCACTTCGGGCGTCTCTTTTTATACCTGATTTAGCTTTCCGTATGTCTATCTTACTTTTTCTGATAGTATTTTTATCATCTCTCTTTTTCTGAAGTGCGGTAGCTTTCTTTTTAAGCCTGTCGGCTCTGCCAGAAGTAGTAACTCTACCTTTAATAGCGCCACCTACCTTTTTGACACCTTTTTTGATAAGCCCAGCAATAAGTTCATCTAATTGCTCTTCAGTAAGTTCGTGAAAATTCAAACCCTCATCTAATGCATATTGCATCAGATCGTTCAAATCATCCTGCTCTAGCTGCTCTAGTTCCTCATAAACAGCAGCGTCTTTACCTTCTTCACTATCAGCAATACGCTTCTTCTTTGCAGGAGACTTCTTTGTACCCTTATTGATTTCAGCGTCATTTAGTGGATAATCGATGGTATCAGCAACGTGTTTGTCTTTAAAACGTTTCTCGCCAGCAGCTTTTGGCTGTAGCACTTCTTGTAAATCTTTAAAGGATAGCATTTGTGGTTTCCTTATAATTTGGTTTTTTATTCTTATGCGCTATCAATTTCTGGCTCATCGTCGAGGTCAACATCTAAATCAAAGTCTTCCTCTTCGGCACCATTCATCATCTGCTGTGCAATAACTTCTCTTCTAGCATCGATTGCAGCACCAAGTTTATCCTGCATTATATCTTGAAACGCATTTTTAAAATCATTTGGTTGATTTTCGTGAGCATGTTTCAATAAATCTACTACGCTATGTTCTACCATCATATCAACTCCATATATTTATAATCATTAAGATTGTTCAGGTTCTTGTTCGTCCGCTTCATTATCATCCATTTCATCGTCAAACTCGTCGCCGTTCTCTTCACCCTCTTCTTCAATCTGTTCATCAATTTCTTTCATTTCGTCTTCTGACTGCTGAAGAACGTTCGTGCGAACCCACTTTTCAGAGTAATACTTGCCAGTGTATTCATCAATCTCAGCAACAATCTGTAGACGATTCTGTAAAACTTCCGCTTGCTTTAATTCTTCAAAGTGGTTATCATGCATAAAGTCGTAGCGAATGCCTGCTTTGATATTAGCCCAATCTTCTGGTGCAATCACACCCTTTAAAATCAATTGCTTCTCAAGAACCTTGTTGAATAGCATAGAGAAGCGATTACGAAGACGATTAATAAACTTAGAAAATTTAACTTCATCTCTTGTAATTTCAGAAGCTCTGCCGAGAGAGAAGCCATTTTCTGTATCGAGTCTTGAAATGGGAACATTAAGCGATTGATATACCTTCTTTTGAAAATATAAAATATCATCCATCTCACCAAGATTTTGACCACCTGGAAGTGTAGTGATTTCTGTTCCTCTACCACCTTCTCTTCTTGGAAGCCAAAAATCTTCTAGCATTGTCATAAATTTACGGTCATCACGAACTTCACCAGTAGATGCATCATAAACAAGCCTGTTCTTGTGCTTTGCCATCATGTCTCTTAGATATTGCTCTGCTTTCATCTTAGGCAGATTGCCAACATCAATATAGAAAATACGACGCTCTGGCGCACGAGAGATGCGATAGATAACAGCAGCATCTTCAAGCATTCTCAACTGATTCATAGGCTTGATTGCCTTATGTAGATGAGAAAGAACGAGAGAATTGTTTTCGTTTAGAATACCAGACGTTGTATGAACAATTGAGTCTATTGCAATCTTGATACCTTTTGTACCATCCATTCCACCAGCAGAGCCTACCGAAGCAGCACTTGCAGTGTTGAATCCCTTTTCATTGTAAACGTAATATTCATTCTTTACTTTTTGAAGTGAAATTTCACCTTCACGCTTCTGTTCAACTTCTTTTATCTTACGAATCTTTCTTGGGTCGATAAAACGAAGTTCTTTGATACCCTCACGGACGTTTGTGTCATCAATGATAGCGTGATAGTAAAGTCTACCATCAACATACCACTTCTGAAAAACATCATAACCGATATTGGAAAAATCTAACAAGCGAACAACTTCGTCAAACTCTTCACGAATTCTTTTTCTAATTGAATCTGGTTGATCTACGTCATCAGTAACGCACTCAACAACTTTTCTATCATCAGTCACCACAATTGCTTCATTTACAATATCTTCAACTGCTCTTTGCACTTCGGGCTGTTGTACCATATTGCGATATTTTGTGACAAGCTCTGCTTCATTCTTTGCAGAACCTTCTAGATCGACATATGTGCCATATGTACCACCAGCAGTTACAACTGTAGCGCCGTCGTCATCCACCGGAGGAGCGAACGATTCAATGCTTTCTGCATTTTCTTTTTTTCTCTTAATTTCAAAGCCGAATAGATTTCTTGCCATACTGATATTATACCTCTATAGATTGGAGGGGACTGGATGTACCAGCCCCCATATGAATCTATTTATATTAGGCGGTTGAGTTGCCTGTTACGCCACCAGATACTTCCCAGAAGTCGTATTGGAACGTAACTGTAAATTCTTCAATCGTATCAGTTGTTTCCCAAGCCATTTCAATAGCAGAAACTTCAGTTGGAAACATACCATTGAAAGTATACTCACGAATAGGAACACCAGTCTTTGAGAACTGCGTAATCTGAGCATTAGACTTATATAGTAGAGGTGAAGCAGAACCAAACTCACGGATGTTACCAGCGTGAGAGTTGATTGAGTTTGACCACTGTTCCATTGCGTTACGAATGAGAAAGTCTTCATCGTTGATGATAGTAACTGTCCATTCAGCAAATGTTCTGTCGCCAGCAACTTTAATCTTGCGACCAAAATATGGCACTTCAATCACACCCGTTGTGGATGCTGGTATCTGTGCTGCTTTGACCATGAATGGAACTTTAATGTCACCTGCGCCGTTTGCCGGATTAGAAATTTGTACTTGGAAGAGCGATGCTCTCGCTCCCCCTAGCACTAATTGGCTTCTAATCTCTTGAATGTTGAAAGCCATTTATATTAACTCCTTTGTTTAATACTATTTATCGTTTTTATTAGAACTTACCTACAATTTCTTCAAACTCTACACCAGTTCTAACTGCAACAAAGTTTAACTGAATGAAGTTAATTGACTTAGCAGGCTTAATATAAATGTCACCAATAAACTCGTTGCGATCAATAACTCCGCTTGTATTGTTTGTTGTATCACAAACAACTCTGAAGTCATAGATACCACGACGACCCTGTACGTCACGAAGGAATGGCTCAACTAGATTGCGGAACTGTGCCCGTGTAAACTCATCATTGAATTCAAAGAGTGAATACTTAGCAGCAGTCGCAATCGCTTTTTCAAGAACGATAAAGAGACGACGAACGTTGATGCGGTCAAATGCGCTTGGTTTATCAAGTAGTGTTTTGTCACCAAAGAGAAGTGTACCTTGACCAGCTTGTGTAATCACTGGATTTACGCCAGCTTTATAGAGTTGATCACGTTCGCCTTTTTTAGGATTGTATGCTAGTTTGACAACGTTCTTGATGATGCCACGGTTGTAACCAGCAGGTGAATACCACGGGTCACGAGTGTCATCTGTGCGAACGCAAAGACCAGCAATGTCGCCATTGAGTGGAACATAGCGGAACTTATCGTTATATTTGTCATACTGATATTTGTAACCAGAGTCAACAACAGCGTATGATGATGGAGATAGAGCAGCTTCAAATGCTAGAACCTGATCAAGTTCAGCACCGAGTGCTTGCTCAACAACATCACCACGTTCTGGTGAGATGAATACAACGCAATCTTTACGAACTTCAGCGATATTATCGATAAGATAGTTAGCGATAACTGTGTTTGCTTTACCAGCAAGAACAAGAGAGATATCAATCTCTTCTGCATTTTGATAGAGGTCGATACCTCTAGCAAGTCTTGATAGAGCAATCGTTGATTCGGTGCCGTTTGTGCCTTCGGAACCATTTGAAAATGATGTATAGTTGGCACCATCAGCAAGTGAAGCGGCAGTTGTCCAAATGTAGTTTGAACGCTCGTTGATCACATCTTTGTAGAAAATAGAATTACCTTGATCATCTAAGTCACCATCTGTTCTACTAACATCAGCATAGACTTCGAGGATTGTGTTTGCTGTACCAGAAATACCACCATCTTCGTCAACAACGACGATATGGGAGTTGGCGGTGCCAGGCGCAGCATCAACATTCAGATAATGTGCCCACTTACGAGTTGCTGCTGTAGGCGAAGTGTCTGATAGACGATATGCTGGAGCAAAAGTGATAACACCAGCATCATCATCATCAAGTGCTGTTGATACAACGGTTAAATCTTGAAATCCAATAGAGGAGTTACCAACACGAAGAACGTCACCGGCAGCTAGATTTGTAGTGCCGTTTGAACCACCAACAGCGGTATTTAACTGCGTATTAGCGCATCCAACTGTAGTAGCGCCTGTAGCGATACCTGTTGCAAGCGTAATATCTTCGGAAAAATCAGCAGCATCAAAACATACTGAGATTTTTAGATTGTTACCCCATGTGCCCGCTGATTGAGCGACGAACTCGCCTTGACCAGAAAGTGCTTCTGATTCTGTGCGTGTTTCGATAAGAAGTGTCGTGTTACCAGAAGCAGAAGCAGTTACAGCATCTGCGGCTGTGACACGAGTAACGTATAGTTTGTTACCATATGATAGGAAGTTAGAAGCAGTGAAGAATGTTTCGTAGTTGTTTGAGTTTGGCTTACCGAAGCGAGCAACTAAATCTTCCTCAGAAGTGATAAGAGTTGTTTGCTCTACTTGACCTTGTGTAAAAGTGCCGACAATGACACCTTCTGTTGTTGATACGGCAGGAACTACGGTCGAGAGATCAATCTCCGACACATTAACACCTGGGCTTACTTGAAATGGCATAGTTCATTTCTCCTTGTGATAGAGATTTATCGTTATTGAATATTTCTATTATTTATAAAAAACGATATTTTACTGAGACGATAACCATTCTCCATTCCCACGATCAACATGAACAATGTCTTGTGTGGAATCATTGTTACCAGCATCATAGAAACCAAAAGGCAAGAGGTCTTGCATCATTTGTTCTTCGCTTCGTTGCCTCAGTTTCGTAAGAGTATTAATATCTGTAATCTGACTAAAATATTGTTGTGATGATAACCAAGCAAACAGAACCAAACACATAACTAAATCGTCATGGCTCCCAGATTCTGCTTCGTAGCTATTACCTTTTCTAGAAAACTTTGAAAGTTCATTGATAGTGTCAAAGTCGTTAATAATAATTTGGTCTTGCTCTACCATCATCTTTAGAATAGAACATCCAGTAGCCTTCACCGACTTTGTTGTTCGAATACCTTTATCGATGTTCTTACCACTAAACCCACTTGATATTCTCTTACCAGACCTACCAGCAGATTCAGTTGATATTAAATTTTCAATTTCGTATTCATAATGTAGCAAATCAGACACTTGCCCACCAATATCGTTTACCTCAACTAGAGTGTGTGCATTATTATAATATGTTGTCATTCTATGTATAACATCAGTATATTCGATAGGTGCGACAAGACTATCTTTGTATACACATACCTGTTGATACGGCATTGTCGTAATATCGATGATCTGAAGGGCTGAATAGTCTAAACCTTTACCTCTTGACACATCAACCACACAAGCATACATTCTATCTTTTTGCGGTTGCTCGTATACTTTGATACCGGCTTGGTCTTGAATGGGCGTTTTGTGAAATAGTTGCTTGAGTTTAGACCCGTCAATGAGTGTACCAGAACTACCCAGAAACTCACACTCAAACTCTTGAGCAAACTTCTGTGCATCAAAGTCCATAGAAGCAAGGGTTTCTTTCTTCCATTTGTCGCCTCGACCCGGCACTTTATACCAAGGAACTTCTACAAAAGCATATCCATTACGCTCTTCTTTTGCCCCTTGAAAAGTCTTGTAGAAATGATTGAGACCGTTTGGTGTAGAGGTTAGTAGAATCTTTGTTGTCTCACCAGAAGAGATTGTTGGAAAGACTGAAGCGAAGAATGAATCCCAATTCTCTACGAATGCTGTTTCATCAATATAGAGATATGATACAGATTTACCACGAATCGCACTACTGCTTGTTGCAGTAGCAATAATCTTACATCCATTCTCAAACTCAACAGACCCTTTGTTCCACTCGACTACGCCTTGTTGAATCCATCTTGGAAGTGCTTCGAAGGCAATCTTGATACGGTCAAGAATCTCTCTTGCTGCATCACCTTTGTTAGCGAGCAATGCTACTGTCTTATGTTCTTGAAACAAAATGTAATGCAGAATGAGAACAGCAGCAGTTGTCGTCTTACCCGCTTGTCTTGAGGTATTGACAATAACATTTCTGGAGTCTTGGGATTTTTCTATGATTTCTTTTTGATAATCATATAACGCAATAGGAATAAGACCGTGGTCAACATGAACGATTTGAATATACTTTTCGGCGAAGTAGACCACATCTTTTGCACACTTGACATACTCTGCTACGAGTTCTTGTGTCCATTCAATCCGAGTGTCTTTTCTTTTTAGATTTGCGTTTCCATTATAACCAAGTCTTTCGATGTTCATTATAGTTCTTTCAACGCTTTCTGTAAGTCGGCTGTCGAACCAACAAACAGATTATTGTTCACTGTCTGTGGTCCACCAAAGTCTTCTTTAGGAGCAAGTTCCTGCTTCTTTTTAGAAAGGTCGAGTAGGTCTTTGTTAGCATTTACAAGAGTGTTCATTAGAGTAGATACAACTTCGTACGCTCTTGGATGCTCTGAAGCACGAGCAACATCTATCATCTGCTCAAGTGCATGGTTGCCTTGTTCAATGACAGAATACAGATTTTCTCTTGTATATTTGAAGTCGTTTTCAATATCATTATCTGTCTTTTCAGGAATAATGACTGAAACACTTTCATACTTTACTGGTTCTAACCCTAAAGCATCAGTGATAGTCTCATCATCCATCTAACTATCCTCTACAATAACAATATATGCAAAATCATCGTCTTTGTTGATTAGTGAGTGGTCAACTGATTCGTTATCTGGTACTGAGATTGTAACTGTTGGTGTCGTTGAGTAACCGGAGCCACCGCTTGTAAGAATAATTTCACGAATACCATCGTTGACAACATTAGCACTTGCTGTTGCAGTGTTACTGCCCGAATCAGGAGCAGAGATTGTAACAGTAGCGCTATTGTAACCAATACCATTGTTGAGAATTTCAAACGATGATACGCTATCACCAGATATCTGAGCGTTTGCTGTAGCACGAACTGTTTGACTTGAAACAAACCCTGCTGGGTCACCATTTGCTAGTAAGCCTGGGAATACCTTGACGCTTTCCATTGAACTGTTAGAATAATCACCGTTTGCAAACTGACTATAGAAGTTGACGTTAGCAAACTTGATGATTTTCTTAGTGGTGACTGGACCAAAGAAGTAACCCTTCATTGTAAATCCCAGTGTCCAGATTACGACTCTTCTTGTGCTGAAGTCTCCTTCATACACTTCTTCACTACTAATAGAGTTCAAGATTGTTGGTATATCGAAATACTCATTCAACGAATCGACAAGTTTGACAGAAGCAGTCCATTCTGGTTTGAAGAACGGCAATATCTGCTCTAGAATCTTAGTACCATCTTCAGAATACTTTGCCATAATAGACAAGGTAAAATCCATATTGTATGGTGCTGGTGCAAACTGTGTCGTTAGAATATTGTTATTAGAAGACTCTGTTTTTGTGTTACGAATCCTACCAGTCAATCTACGGTCTGGATCATATGTGAGATTTGTCATCTCAAATGACATACGAGGAAGAGAGACTGATGCTGGGCTATTCAGACTTGGGTCGCCTTCAATCCTTGCAAGAAACTTCTGCATTGGACCATAAGCGATAGGCACACGAAACTGCTTCTTTGTTACACTACTATTGTTGACACGAGAAATTAAAATCTCGTTGAATAGCGTACCAAATACCGTGACATATCTGCGAAGAGAACCATGATAAAAACTATGACCAAACATTAGAACCTGCCTCCTTCAGAGAAAGGATCAGCTTCAGAGAAGTCGATGATACTATCCGCTGCTGTTTCAATAGTGCTGTTATCAGCAAATGAGTCTTGTGTTTCAAGGAACTCAATTGATGTGTTAGAAGTTGTCTCAAAACCAGCAAACAATGTATCAATCTCTGCCACACCTGTATTGAAAGTCTCTTGTGAATATTCAAACATTTCACATCTCAAATCGTACATCTGTAGAGCGCCCATCTGATAGAACACTGGCTCATGCTCAACAAACTTAACCTCAAACATCTTCTTGTTGAGTGGAAAGTAAATCAAGTCGCCTTCAAGCGGTCTATCGTTTCCTGTATAGGTTGACACGTCAAGTTCAAATGTTCTTCTGGCAATCGTCAGTGTCATCTCATCACGAATCTCTAATCCAAACTTTGATAGGAAGTCGCCTTCACCTTCAAAGCCATCAAAGTTCTTGATGTACATATCAATGAAGTCCGCTCTCTTGTATTCAGAGAGGTCATCTTCATTCAGAACGTCATCTAATGCACCAGCGGTTCTTGTGATGTAGTAGATATCATGTCCGTGTATTTTGATTGACTCAATAACCAAATCTTCTATGAGATATTGTTCCATAGAGGCTTCAAAGTTATTGAAGTATACTGAAGTTGCCATAAATCTTATCCTGTCATATCATGTACGGGCAAGGAATAAGAACTAATCATATCATCTTCGAGACGTTGAATCTCTTCTCGTGCATCAGCAAGAATTTGTTCACCGTTGAATGTTACACCACCGGGTAGTTGCATTCCATTAAACTTTGTGAGGTTCGAACCCCATTGATACTTAATCTTTGCTGAGGCATAGTTCTGTAGCCAACGGTCTTTGTAAACATCAGCATACGTTGCTGGGTCAACAATCTGATAGCACTCTGCAACAATATACTCGCCAGCAGATACTTTTTCCCAATCCATATCAATATGAAGACGATTGACGTTACGATTGTAGCGAATAGGCTGCTTACCAACGAGCATCTCTTCAATAAACTGAATGTGTTGCATTGCCATCATATACTCAGAAAGTCTGTATGAACTCATATCATACATATCATTCAGAGCAAACTGATAGCGAATGTTGAATATATTATTGACGGAAAGAGAGTCGCCAATATCAAAAATATTTACTACACCAATGATGTTCTCTGCGATAGTGATATATTTGTTTGTGATATCAGTAGAAGTGAGAACGTGCTTTAGAAACGTTTTCTCTGTACCATCAAAATGATAGTCCCAGTAATATGACAATGCTTCATCAATGCGGTCATCAACTTGATCATCATCAACGTTAATCTCAATCACTGGCTTACCTAGTTTTCTGAGGCACCACTCTTTAAATTCTGCTTTTGTAGTTGGCTGTGCCATATAAGGCTCCTGTGAGTTTCTTTTTATTTATAAGAATGCATTATCTCTTCAATTTTTCAATTTCAGCGGTAAGTTTTTCGATCTGTTCTTGTTGTTCTTTCATTGCTTCAACAAGAAGTGGTATCATTTTTTCATATTTAACAGTCTTATAATCTGTTTTGTATTCTGTATTAATCGGTGCTTCAGCGATAACTTCTGGTAGAACTTTCTCTACTTCTTGTGCGCTAAGACCAACTTGACGTTCTGGGTTGTCATAGCCATATTCTTTTGCTTTTTCGTTTTCATAATAATAGTAACCATTCAAACTCTTAACTTTATCTAGTGCATTAGGAATATTACCAGCAAAATCTTTAAGTCTTTCATCTGAGTAGAAAGCAGTAACATCACCAGTCACTCTGAGTTCACCAGTCAGATAGTTAATTGTAGTACCAGCAGCAATGTATATACCATAGTTTGTGGTTGAGCCACCATCTGATGTTCCATAGAAGCAGTATGAGTTTCCACTTGCTGTATCATTATCATCAACAAGTGCATAATAAGCATATATATTGCTTACGCCGGAAACATTGATACTCGCTGTTGTGTCTACTTCAGAATACATACCATACATATTCATAGAGCCATCATTTGTATGACCAGCTTGTAGCAAAGTCCTTGCATAAACACCGTACAAACCACTATCAACTTTACCGCCAGAATAAGCAAGATTGTAACTGGCATATGCGCTGGTAACACCAGCAGAGCCATCTGCTTCAACTAAGTTATAATCAGCGATAGATTGAGTTATCGTACCACTAGAGTGAGATGTACGAACAGTGTTGTAAATGCCGTTGACGATATCACTATCACCAGTAACATCTGTATCAATACGCAGACTTCTAACACGATGTTCATCGCTGGTGTCGCCGCCAGTGGCACTTGAATCGGTGTCGATAGACAATCCAAAATGTTCTCTATCTGCACCAGTTGCTCCTGATCCACTCATATTAGTGTCAATCAGGACACCAGTAAAGGCTTGTGCTGTATTATTATCAGTAGAGGTAATTTCTAATACTGTTTCGTTAGCAGTGCCCACAATATCAAGTTTCGCTGACGGGCTGGTTTGACCAATACCAACGTCGCCTCCGCTGTCGATTCGCATTGCTTCGGATGCTAATTTCGTATCAGTGGATGCGTCACCGTATCTAAACTGAAGCGCATCATCTTCAACAAAAAACTGGAAATCTACTGCACTGCCAGAAAGGTCTTCGAGAACAATGTTGGGCCTATACTGCGAGACCAATACATTAATAGCATCCGATGCGCCGTGCTGGGGAGCAACGTGCAACGGCGCACGAGGAGCCGATGTTCCAATACCAACGTCGCTACCATCAATATAAAATCCAACGCCAGGTATTCTAACATCCGTGATATTCGCATCGCCTAATGTAATCTCGTTAGATACATTTGTTGCTGAAGCAGCAGCATCGTGTCCAATGATGATGTTGTTGCTGCCGGTTATTAGTGCGACACCAGCATTCGGGCCAAGAATTGTATTGTCAGCGCCTGTAGTTACGTTAGCGCCTGCTACGTAGCCCATAAAGACGTTGAAGGCACCACTGGTTAAATCGTAGCCAGCACTATGACCAACAGCGACATTACTATCACCAGTAAGAACACCTAAGCCAATTGCGGTACGGCCAATAGCGATGTTGCTATCGGCAGTAGTTGCGTTATAGCCTGCTTGATAGCCCATAAAGTTGTTATGGGTGCCGCTGGTTAAATCATAACCAGCTTGAGAGCCAATAGCTACGTTGCGAATCCCCGTAAGAACACCTAATCCAATTGCATTAGTACCAATAGCGACAGTGTTATCGGCAGTAGTTGCGTTAGCGCCTGCTTGATAGCCCATAAAGTTGTTGTATGTGCCGCTGGTCAAATCATAACCGGCTAGATAACCAACAGCGACATTACTATCACCAGTAAGAACACCTGCGCCAATAGCCGCTCTACCAATAGCAACATTACTGTCGCCAGTAGTTGCGTTATAGGCAGCTTGTAAGCCCATAATGACGTTATATGCGCCGCTGGTTAAATCGTAGCCAGCAGCATTACCAATAGCGACATTACTATCACCAGTAAGAACACCTAAACCAAAAGCTGCGTAGCCTATACCAACGCTAAAGTCGGTAGTAGTGGCGTTAAAGCCTGCTATAAAGCCTTGAAATACATTGTGCGATCCTGTGGTTACGTTAGTGCCTGCTCTATCGCCCATAAAATTATTGTAGGTGCCACTGGTCAAATCATAACCAGCTTGATAGCCGATAGCGATATTATAATCACCGGTAAGAACACCTAAGCCAATCGCTTGATGACCAATAGCGATTGTTTTGTCAGCAGTAGTTGCGTTATAGCCTGCTCGATAACCCTGAAAATTGTTTTCTGAACCACCTGTTAAATCGTAGCCAGCTTGATAGCCAATAGCAATATTATCAGCGCCAGTCAGAACACCATTGCCAAGTGCGCTTTGACCAATAGCGACAGTGTTAGTGGCAGTAGTGGCGTTAAAACCTGCTTGATAGCCCATAAAATGATTGTAGGTGCCGCTGGTTAAATCATAGCCAGCGTTATAACCAACAACCGTATTGTAGTTGCCAGTAAGAACACCTAAACCAATTGCGCCAGCGCCAATAGCAATAGTCCCAGTGGCAGTAGTTGCGTTAGCGCCTGCTTGATAGCCCATAAAATTATTGTAGGCACCACTGGTTAAATCGTAGCCAGCTTGATAGCCAATACCAGTGTTGTAACCGCCAGTAAGAACACCTAAGCCGAATGCAAGGCGACCAATACCAATTGTGTTAGAGACAGTAGTGGCGTTAAAGCCTGCTTGATAGCCCTGGAATATGTTGTATGAGCCGGTAGTTGCGTCATAGCCAGATTGATAGCCCTGAGATATGTTGTGGGTGCCTGTTGTGACATTAAATCCGGCATAAAAGCCCGCAAAGAAATTATGACCTCCACTGGTTAAATCGTAGCCAGCATAACGTCCTAGCGCAATATTGTGGTCACCAGTTGTTACACCTACACCAATCGCTTGAGCGCCAATAGCGATTGTATAATCAGCAGTAGTTACGTTAGCACCAGCTGCCCAACCACCAAAGAAGTTGTATGTGCCACTGGTTAAATCTTGGCCCGCTTGATAGCCAACAGCCGTATTATAATTCCCAGTAAGAACACCTGAGCCAAGTGCAATATAACCAAGAGCAGTAGTTCCAGTGGCAGTAGTTGCGTTAGCACCTGCTTGAGCGCCACCAAAGAAGTTGTATGTGCCACTGGTTAAATCATAGCCTGACTGATAGCCTATAGCAGTATTGTAATTACCTGTTGTTATTCCCAAGCCCATTGCTTGAGAGCCAACAGCAATAGTTCCAGAAGCAGTTGTTGCGTTAAGGCCAGCATTATATCCCAAGAAAAGACCGTGAGTGCCAGCAGTAATATCTTCACCAGCTTTATATCCCAAAGCGGTGTTGAAGTTTGCTGAACCATCATCATTAGCTAAAGCATCAGTGCCTATACCAACTGTGCCACCTGATGAGTTTGTAACAGCATCCGATAAATCATTAAGGGCTTCAGCGCCACCACCACCAGCAGCTTCCCAACCAGCTTCACCACTTGCATCCACGGTAAGGACATAATCTTCAGTAGCCGTAGAGTCCTTGATAATGAAGTTTAAACCCGGTACTCTAAACTTAGTAACATTTGTGTCACCTATAGTAATTTCGTTTGATACATTTGTTGCTGAAGCAGCAGCATCATGTCCAATGATGATGTTATTTGAACCATCAACAAGCGCATCACCGGCAGATGGGCCGAGAATTGTATTGTCGGCCCCCGTAGTTACGTTAGTGCCTGCTTGATAGCCTAACATGGCGTTTGAGGCACCGCTGGTTAAATCATAACCTGCTCGGTAGCCAACAGCGATATTATAATTACCAGTAGTAACACCTAAGCCAATCGCATCATAACCAAGACCAATGTTGTAACTGCCGGTTGTTGCGCTATCGCCCGCTTGATAGCCCATAAAGTTGTTGTATGCGCCGCTGGTCAAATCCTGTCCGGCATTAGAGCCAATAGCGATATTGTCAGCACCAGTAAGAACACCACTATAAATTGCGTTATACCCAATAGCAATAGTGCGTTCAGCAGTAGTGGCATTAGAGGCTGCTTGATAGCCCATCATGATACCGTATGATGCGGTGGTTAAATCGTTACCGGCGTTAAATCCAACAGCAACATTATAATCACCAGTAAGAACACCAACAGCAAGTGCCTCATATCCAATGGCGACATTTCGTATACCAGTTGTTACAGCTTGTGCCGCCCGGGAGCCAGCAAAGAAGTTGCCCGAACCAGAGGTTAATCCCTTACCAGTAAAGAAGCCAAAAGAAATATTGTCAGCACCAGTTATAGTAGCGGTGCCCATAGCGTAGTTGCCAATAGCAATAGAGTTTGAAGCAGTAGTTATAGTTGCGCCTGCACCAGTTCCAGCAATGAAATTACCAGCGCCAGAGGTTAAAGCATCACCTGCTCCATTGCCAAAAACTATGTTATTGTCGCCACTAAGAATTCCCGTGCCAATTGCACCTTTACCAATAGCAATAGAGTTTGAAGCAGTAGTGGCGTTAAAGCCTGCTTGATAGCCCATCATGACGTTGTAGGTGCCGCTGGTCAAATCATTGCCAGCTTGACGACCAATAGCGGTGTTATCAGTACCAGTCATAACGCCTACACCAATTGCTTCATAGCCGATAGCAATAGGATAATTTGATGTAGTGGCCTGTAGTCCCGCCTCATAACCAACAAACACACCACCAGTGCCTGAAGTAATGTCTTCACCAGCTTTATAACCCAATGCGGTGTTAAAGTTATCTGATCCGTCATCGTTAGCTAGAGCATTAGTGCCTATACCAATCGTCTGTCCGCTATCTAATGTTTTGGCATCAGATAGATCATTAAGTGCTGACACACCACCAGCAGCATTGATTCTATCATCAATAGCAGCAGAGGTCATCAACGATGTGTCATTATCAGCAAATGATTCAGCAGAAGTTTGAACAGTCGTAAGAGTTACACTATCGAAAGTAAACCCGGTGCCAATCGATGGTGATGTGAGAGTTTTATTCGTGAGAGTTTGAGACCCAGTAAGTGTTGCTACGGTAGAGTCAATGTTTAGTGTGACTGCTCCACTAGCACCACCACCGCTCAATCCAGTTCCTGCTGTTACTCCAGTGATATCACCAGTAGTAGTGCTGTAACCATAAGCCTCAATCTTATCAGCAATCGCTGCTGAAGTCATTAGGCTTGTGTCATTATCAGCAAAGGATTCAGCAGATGTTTGAATCGTCCCAATAGTAACACTATCAAGAGTGAAGCCTGTGCCGATAGAAGGTGATGTGAGAGTCTTGTTTGTGAGAGTTTGAGACCCAGTAAGGGTAGCAACTGTAGAGTCAATGTTTAGTGTGACTGCTCCACTAGCACCACCACCACTTAATCCAGTTCCTGCTGTTACTCCAGTGATATCGCCATCGTTGCCAGAAACAGTAGAAAAACTTAAAGTGCCCGAACCGTTAGTAGTTAAAACTTGACCACTACTGCCATCAGATGTTGGGTAAGCAAGGCCCGCAACAGACAAGGATGAGAGATTGGCTCCAATCTCAAATACGCTAGACCCATCAGATGAATATAGAATACCATCTGCGGTATTCAGTGCGATTTCACCTGTCGAAATATGAGTCGTATTTGGCGCTGCTCCTGACGAGGAACTGCGTTTTACCTTAATCGTAGAAGCCATTTCTTATCCCTTATATAAGGAGAGGAAGATGAAAGGAATAATCCCCACCCACTCTATTTTTTACATCTACTAATATATATTAGTACGTTCCACCGTCGATAATAGCATCAAGTTGAACAAGAGCGCCTTGAGCAAAGTTAGCTGTTACGCCTGGCTCAGAAGTAAATCCACCCCAAACTTTAAAGACGCCAGTGCCATCAGAAGAATCTCTGAGGATGCCAGCATATTTGACACCACTATCGTTATAAACACCATAGAACCCAAGATCAACCGAGTCCGTAGCTGTGTTATTCGACGCAAGTTTGAGCATCGAATCTTCAACAGAGATTGTTGTCGTGTCTGTGATTGTAGTGTTACCAGCAACACTCAAGTCGCCTGTAATATTAACATCACCAGCAACAGCTAATGTAGACCCATCAAAAGTCATATTCGCTTCTGCGGAAATAGCAGAAGAGCCAGCACCCGTCAGTACTCGGTTGTCGCCTAAAGTTGTTGCTCCAGTACCACCGTTACCTACAGGAAGAGTGCCGCTTACGTCAGTTGTAAGAACGATAGCACCTCTTGTAATTTCTTGACCGGAAATTGTAAGATAATCTAGTGAACCGGCTAGAGTCACATCGGTTGAGTTATCAGTGCCAGCAGCGTCTACACCAATCGTTGTTCTTACTGCCGCTGCGTCAGCGTCATCTACAATTGAGCGACCAAAAGCAGTAAAATCAGCAACAGCAGCAGCGCCAGAACCCGTGAAATATGGCAGCTTGTTAGCAGCAGATGTGAGGCCTGCAATAGCTGCAAGGTCAGCATCATATGCTTGAACATCAGTACCAATCACCAAACCAAGATTTGTTCTCGCATCTCCGGCACTTGAAGCACCCGTACCACCGTGGGCTACAGCAACGTCTGTAGCAGCCCAAACACCAGTAGCAATAGTACCAATCGAAGTTAGATTTGAGAGTGTGTCAATAGCAGCTTCAATCGTCGCTTCAGTCGTAGCATCAAGAGAGTCGATACCAGAAAGAGCAACAGCACCAGAGCCAGCATTGTTGATGATTGTAACACCACCGATAGTTAGTGTACCATCATTTGATGCGCCAATATTCAGTGTATCAGAGGCGGTTGCGAACGTGAGAGCAGCATCGCCTTCTAACTCTGTAGCACCTGTCCAAACAGAAACCTGACCATCTGCTGGAGTGCCAGTTTTAGTTATTGTACCAGTGGTAGGAGTTGTCCAAGAAAGAACACCACTACCATTTGTAGTTAGAACCTGAGTATTATCGCCATCATTGCCTGGTAGAGTAAGCGTGTAATTCTCTGTGCCACTAGAAGCATTGATAGCTACTGTGTTAGAACCATCAGTAATATCAACGCCGTCAATAGTGTTTCTTGAAATCTCAATGACACCACTGGTAGAGTTGCCCACATAAAGAATCTTATTGCCTGCGTCTACCGCCAACTCACCATAAGCGAGACTTCCTGGCGCACCAGACCCTTTTTTAATTTGAATAGTTGACGCCACTTTGATCTCCTATCGGTTCTTGAACGGTGATCTTATTGATGGATCACTTTCTTTTTTATTGTTATTAGTATTTATAGTTTCTGCGCTATTCATCGATACTTGTAAAATTTCTAATTTAGTCTCAAGCATTAGAACTTTAGATAGCAAATCAGCAATCATAACCTTTTGCTTATCGCAAAATATTTTCAACGTATCATAATTTTCATCCATCATTAAACATTCCTTAATTAATATGTGCCACCGTCAAGATTGTCAACGTAGTTTTTCACAGCAGATGCTGTTGCCAATTGATCAGTATTAGCAGAATCATCAACGGTTGTTACAATTTCATTGATATATGCCGTGCTTCCACCTGAACTTTGTATTCTAAAATTTGTTGTACTAACATAATCAATATGTGAATTAGCGTCCACTAGAACAGCGGAGTTAGCAGTTAAAACACCCGGTGTGTGATCTAGATAAGGATGCTCTTTCAACTGAAACGTAGAAGTGCCAGAGTTGTACATCATTACAGAAGTCGCTGTCGTAGTGACAAGCGACACATCGGATAAGCTGGCAAGAGTTGATGCTGAAATTACAGCCCTTGACGGAATAATCCGACCAGTCGTCTTTACTTCAGCAGCTATCTGTGATGGTGTTTGAACTACAGCCGTTATCGCCATTTTTTCTACCTAGTGATTTCTGGTGATATCGTAGCAATACCTTGTAAAACTCTTGTGACCACATTTGCTGAAGATATAACTTCAACATCATAAAGATATCTGCCTGCTGCTATATTTGCAGTATAATCAGAGTCCATTGAGAGAGTAACTTCACCCGCAGAACCATTTATAGAAACTGTGAAGTCTTTGCTCGTAGTAGATGTAAAACTCTTTCTCATTGATGCCCGACCACTATAACCAGACAATACCATAGTATTACCATTAGCGTCTGTCAAATCAACAGTCACCGTATAATCTGACCCTTGGTCTATGATAATGTTAGACTTGATAGCCATATTCTACATACCTTTTTCTTTTCTTGTATTTATATAAGTTTGTAGTGATAGATTTTTCCCATTAAATAATTTTAAAATTACTATTGATGGAAATACGATTTTCATTACTCGCATTTTTTCCCGTCATATGATAAACTTCACTTGGAAAAACAATTAATTTACCAACTTCCGCTTTTTCTGTTACTGCGTATTCTCTAATCCCTGCCGTCACACGAAAAGTTACGTCTCCACTATTTTCTGGTATCTTGCAATAGTAAATACAAGAAAGTGGATCATCTCTACCACTAGGCATTCCGTTTATATATTCCAGATGATTGTGATATTCAGTGGAATCGTGCGGAACTGTTACATGACCCCAAGTTCTAGAAATTTTCACGTTTTGCTTTGTCACAAAAGCTAAGGAAGATAAAAGAATTTCCTTAAAGTCGTTTATTGGTTTGCTATTAGGTAAATCACTATCTTCGTAATGGCCATCATTTTCATCGTGAGAGAATTTTTTGCCCTTATAAAGTTCTATTTGATGTGCAAGTGCTTCATTGTCAACATCTGGCAACTTCGTTACTAGATAATCAATAAGGACTATAGGTTTAATTTCAAATTCAAGTGTCATATTTTATTTTCCAAATGTTTGTTTTCACACTAATTTATAGTAATAAATTTTTCCATATCCACCCAGTTCATTAGGACAATCAATGTCACTAAAAACAGGAACGATACCGTTCTTTTCATAGTAGTGCATTGTCCAGTCCCACCGACTTTTATCTTCAATGTCATGCCCAGCAATCCAGACATACCCTCTTCTTTTAGATTCTACATTACAAAGATTTCTAACTGTAGAGGCAATACCCTGACCAGCATAATCTTTATGAGCAGCAAAAAGACCCGGAGCAAGACCTTCTGAAATCTTCAATCCCTGACTTAACCACCAATCTCTAATGTGACCATACTTGGCTTCTTCTTCTGAGTTTCTAGGTGTAGCAAGAGAAGAATACTTAGCGGGTTTAATAAATCTAAAGCCTACACATTTGTCGCCATCAAAGGCACGAATAAGAAAAACATCGTCTAACTTAGTAATTGATTTGCAAGCAACACTAGCAGCTTCCTCTGTATGATGTTTTCGATTACCCGCTACAATTTTGCCTGCTAAATTGTGTTTTCTCACATCATATAAAATCTTACCCATCTCATCTGTTTCTGCTTGAGACAGATTTCCCATCTCTTCGCCATCAATAGGGTCTCTATATTCAATAGTCATTATCAATCTCTCCCAATTCTATAAATGCCAGAGCTACCTAAAGTTGCTTGAGAAGTACCAGTATATTGACCTCTATAGTATGTGTATCCGCCTGTGGTTATTGAAGCCGGAAAACTTGTGGTTAAAGTATGCACAAGCACATTGTCCCACGTTAGTTTTGTGCCGTAAGTCGAGACGTAACCTTTGGAGGCATCATCGTATTCATAACCTGATTGATACTTACCATAAGCCCACTGATTATGTCTAAATGTCCAGAACCACGGAATAGCTCCGTGAAAGTCACTAATAGCTACTGCGGGAGTAGGATCGCTCGTTGTTCTGTTTGGAATACTAAGATTAGTACCGACTGTTCCAGACTCGTTCCACGGAACATTTGTACCAAAATAAAATATATCAGTTGTTGTGGTGCTTGTAGATGCGCCTCTATCAACAAGTTTGCTCATAGAAACAGAATCACTAGCGCCTACAACTGTTGTTCTAAATGCGCTAAGAGAAAGTTGTCCAGATGCTGCGTATGTTGTGACTGCCATTGTTGTTATCCGATATGATAAACTGTTGTTTGAGACAGAGCATACTCTTGAGGAAGTTGTGCCATAGCGTGAGGTTCGATTTTATCTAAAGTCGCACTCTCTACTGACAAAGCCCAATCAATAAGAACATCTCTTGTAATATCATCAAACGCTACAAAACCATCAGCACTTGCTTCTGGAAGAGCAGTAACAAACATACTTTCTACTGTTGCGCCCGGATAATCACTGTGTGTCCAATCATATGTCCACTCTACAAACTTGACAACCTTACCAAGAGCGCCTTCTTCTTTTGCACGAAACTGATTGATTGTGATGTTTGCACGAACTACTTCTACCATTTTATACTCCTTTATTATGGACCATCACCATCACCGTCGCCACCAGTATCCGCAAAATGATCAACAGTAAGATTCAAGGTTATAGTACTACCAGAAATAGAACCTGTTAAAGACACATCATAAACAGAGTATGAGCTTTGTCCCGTCGCTGTCTTATTGATTGTTACGGCTGTAACACCTGCTGGTACAGCCCAAGTAAACGAACCGTCACCATCAGACCTCAAAAACTGTGAGGTTGTACCGTTGCCTGTAACGTTTAAATGTTCTGCGTCAACACTACCAGCAGCATAATGTTCTGAGTTAATTGTATCATCAGCAATCTTAGCACCAGTTACTGCATCACTACCAATTTTAGCGTTGGTTACCGCATTAGAAGCGAGCTGATCAGCGCCTACAGCCGAATTACCAATTTTAGCGTTGGTCACCGCATCATCACTTATATGCACAGTATCAATAGAAGCATCTACATAGTGTTCAGAGTTAATTGCATCATCAGCAATCTTAGCACCAGTAATAGCATCAGCAGCAATATGTTCATTATCAATGCTGGCATCTACATAGTGTTCTGAGTTAATTGCGTTATCAGCAATCTTAGCACCAGTAATAGCATCAGCAGCAATCATACTAGTTTCAACAGAAGTTGCGGCAATTGTTGCTGTTAATGTGGCATTACCAAGATTTGTTAATGTTGCACTGCCTGACAAATCCCCACCAAGTGTGATTGTTGGGTCAGAAGTAGCAGTAGTAACGATATTAATTGCACCACTACCATCAAAGTTTGCAGTACCAGTTACAGCACCACTTACTTGAATTGCTCTTGTTGTTGCAAGTTTAGTAGCAGTAGCAGCAAGTGCGACTGCAATGTTAGCGCTACCATCAAACGAAGTTCCACCGATAGTTCTGGCAGTAGTTAGAGTTGCAGCAGAACCAGAGGTGTTTTGGTTACCAGCAGTATTTACACCCGGTAGATTAATATTAGCACCACCGTTAAAGGATACGCCACCAATTGTTCTGGCAGTCGCAAGTGTAGTAGCAGTAGCAGCATTGCCTGTAATGTCGCTAGACGTTAGAGCAACAGTACCCGATACGTTTGGTAAAGTAATTGTTCTATCTGCTGTTGGGTCTGTAATGGTTAATGTTGTTTCGAAGTTATCAGGAGTCGCACCTTCAAACACTATGGCATTTGCCGCATTCATTGTAACAGTATCAACTTGTGTGGTTGTTCCTGCTACAGTAAGATTTGGAACAAGTAATGTACCCGTGCTTGGATTATATCTTAATGCACCAGTGTCATCTAGCAAACCATTCGATTCATTGTGAAAGACCACCGGAAAATTCGTGTTTGTAGCGCTATTTGTAACTGTTACTTTCGCAGCAGTTCCAGTAATGTCAGATGAGATTGAAGCAGGTAGTCTATCGTCAGCAATAGTGCCCGTTAAACTTGCTGCTGGAAGAGCAGTCAAAGAAGCGCCAGAACCAGAGAAGGTTGTTGCTGTTGCCGTGCCTGTAATTGTCACACCACCAGAAGCAGTAGCGAGTTTAGCACTACCATTATGATATAGTGTTGCAACACCGGAATCTGCTTTAATAGTCTCTCTAAGAGTACCTGCTGCTACTGTGTAAAGTGATATACTACCGTCTTCACCATCAGTTGTTGGGTCCACAACTCTAGCATCAATGTATGCGTAGCTATGATTTACGCCAGCAGCATTGTCCATCTGGAAAAAGATTTGGCCCAATTCATCAGACGCAGCAGGAGATGCACTATCATGTCTTAATGTTATAGTTGGTCCAGCAGCAGCAGCATCTGCGTTTGTGATTGAAAGAGCAGAAGTTGATGGTGTAAATGAAAATATTGTTGCATTACTATCAGCGCCATCACGAATAAAGAAAGAACCAGTGTTGATATCAGCGTATAGATGTGAACCAGTGTGATAGATTTCAGCGTCAGTGTCAGTACCAAAATTCATAGCAACGCTATCGTTGAATGTCAAGTCACCGGCAGATTTCGTAGCGGCTGAGTTGAGTTGCATAACAGAATTATCAGCATCGATTGTTGCTTGTGCTACTACTGCTATACGGTCATTAATCGCACCAGAAGTCATCAGTGATGTATCATTATCAACGAAAGACTCAGCGCTTGTTTGAATGCCAGCAACAGTAATACTATCAAATGTAAAACTTGTACCAATCGATGGAGTATTAAGTGTTGGCGACGTAAGCGTCTTATTCGTTAATGTCTTTGTTGTACCGCTAAAGTATGTGTCAAGCGTTGTTAGAGCAACTTGCTTCATTACACCAGCATCGTTGTAAACAACTCTATCTGCGCCAGCAGCAGTGATTGAAGATGCAGCAGTACCACCGTCAACTTTGTTCAGTTCTGTAACTGTTGAAGTGAGACCTGTAAGAGTTACAGCAGTTGTAGCAGAGGATGCAACACCAGCAAATGCGTCACTTGTCAATGTACCAGTGCTTGGGTTATATGTCAAGCCTGCATCATGATGTACTGCTGTGACAGCACCACTAGTGGTATCACCAAAGTAAATCAGTTCGTTAGCGTTTGTTGATGTATCGCTTGTAGTTGTAGCGCCTGCTGCTGCCCAACTGAGTACACCACCCGCATTACTTACAAGAGCGAAACCAGAAGTTGTTGCGTCAGCGTCTGGAA